TGTAAGTAATTCGTATTCATTATCACACTCAATATAAACAACGTCTTTTCTTTCTGTTTTAAATTTACCTACACCCCATACAAATATCTGTTTGTTTTGTTGATTTTTAATTGTAATAGATAATAATTCTTCAGAAGCTTCTTGAGGATTTGGGAAACCATTTTCACAAGCAACTTCTATATCAATTGTAATAATTAATACTTCATCCATATTCCATTCAAGATTAGGATATTGTTCATACAAATAACTAAATTGAAAGTTGGTATTACCATATACTAGATGAGGTTGATCTTCGTATTGTTGTACCCAGTTCTTTGCTTCTTTGATTGTTTCATGTTTAATAGGCATAACATATTTGCCTTGTAAAGTTTTATATTTTGTTTCTCTCATAACAGGACAAAACATAGTTGGCGAATATTTAACCCTACGATTAATACGTTCACCATTTACAATCTCTCTCAATAAAAGATTGTTACCCCATTGTATAATATTTGTATAAAATCTACTCATCAAATTTTTAATTGTTGTGCTAGTACCATAAGACTAAGCCAAATCCACATAGTATTAAACCCTACAAGTGTTGGTAATAATTTTTTCTCTGATGCCCACACTAACATAGTGCTTGTCACTAAACTAAAAACATATAACCACCATATTTCTATCTTAAATATTAATCCTGGTATTATAATTATAGCTTTAGTTACCCACGCTAATGCTTCTACTGTATTATAGTCCGTCCAATATTTACGTTGAAACCACATACTATAGCATTCTTTTATTTTAAGGTAAGTGATACGTTTATATAATATATGAACGATGATCAACCATATAATTGTTGAAACTGTTACTTGCAAGACTGTCATAATATAATATTTGTATAAAATTTATTCAAAATAATTTTCTAGTTTACCTGTTCTACTTAAATCTACTGAACAACAATGAGCACCACCAGACCATAAAAAGTTCCAACGATTAACCCAAGGTATCATTTCAATGTTATATTTTTTTAATTTATCAGCTAAGTTCTTATCATAACCAGAAGTGATAATAGTATTCTCATCTAAAGATAATACGTTACAATCAAATCTTGTTTCTTGAGCTATACCTAATAACTCTGGCATAGGATAGTTTTTTACACCTCTCTCTTCGCACAATGCTTTTATAGTTTTACCATCATATTCTGCTGATGGGTCCATTATAATGATTTCCCAATTATTGTCAACCATTATTTTTGGTACGTATTCTTTTTTCCATGTTAATACTAACCCTGGTCTTAATATTGCTATCTTACCATCTACATGTCCGTAAGCTTGCATCTGAACAAATTTGTGTTTAGGAAACTCCCTTTTGTACCATTCTAACCCATTGTTAGTAATACATATTTGTGAATGTTCTTTTATACCTAATCTATCTTGAGGGTTTGCAAAAGTATGAAATATATGTTTTCCACATTTATAGAAAGCAGCTGTATCACCTATGATATTATTTTGATTATCATATGATTCTATCTGTTCATTGCAATATCTGTTTACTTCATCTATATCTGTTGTGACTTGTTGTGGTTTACTTTCATACATCATTGGTGGCATTGCAATGTATCTAGCACCATTCTTAAATTCATCTAACATTACTTTTTGATGATTTAAGTTTTCTAAACCTCTTTCTTTTTTAGCTGTGTAAACTTCGAATATGGTATTACCAATCTTTCCTATTGTATCTCTACATTGCATCGGGTGACTTAAACCATCTTCAATGTTAGGAATAACATCTGGTCTTACAACTTCAGCACCATACTGTTGACACAACTTGGCAAGTAAATTTAAATCTTCATTTGTTTCATCATGTATTTTTTTTAAAGTATCTTTGTATAATGGTAATTGTTCTTTGATATCTCTTTTATGATTAGTGTAATCTAGAGTATCATCAGCATATTCCACGCTTCTATTTCGTACTGTATTGTCGTACTCCATGAGAATCTTATTCTCAAATTCATCTTCTACTTTACTGACATCATAGGTTTTACCTATTAGGACTTTTTTAAGAGGTGTCCACTCATCATAAACTGTCATTTTATAAAAAACATATCACAACCAAAGTTATCTCTCTGTCGAGATAAACAAGCGTTGTATCCTTTCGATTTAAATTCATCTATAACTTCAATCATATCAAACATTGCCTCATGAGGATTAGGACAATATAAATGAGCTCTAACATGAAAGCATTTAATTGGTATGTTGTTATCTAATATTTCTCGACAAGTATCATACCATACTCCCCAAGTATCTGCTTTAATCAAATCAGGCATACCATGTTTTTTAATCATGGTACTTAAATTTTCTGTTTTAACCATAACATGTGATTGATTTTTATCTTCATAGATAGAGTCTATTGATTTAATAAAATGTGGTTTTAAATTATATTCTCTACCATACGGATTATCACCATATCCAAGTTCAGTTTCTAATAATGTTGGATTATAGTAAAATGGCATTTCACCATTTTCTTTTGCATAACAAACATTATGAAATTTCATTTGTGGTTTAAATGGCCAACTATCTTCTTTCCACCATTGTGCTGATTCAGGTGAACCATCAAAACAATGAAATTTTAAATTAGGATTATCTGTTGCCATAGCTATTTCCATGTCAACATCTTTTGATACACCAATGCTATAGACTGTTGAATATTCTTTTATTTTATCAATAGGGAAACGATATCGACCATACTCTTCATATGGTGTATAGTCTAAATGTATTTCCTCTATTTTTCTTAATTGTGATTTAAGTTCCGATAGGTTTTGCATCATTTTTCACTTCTTTAGTCTTTCCAATATTATATTTTGTTTCTAAATTCCACTCTGATTTTTCTTTAAATGAAATAATTTTAATCTGACTTAATGGTGCGATAGGTTCTGTTGTACCTATAATTGATACTAAACCCCAATCGCTTAATAATGATGCTATACGATTTCTACGACCTATATCATTTTCTGATAAGTTTGTTTCCTTACCATCTAATGCAAACAGCTCTTTGAAATGTACTATGTAATACTTACCTTGCTTGTGAAGTATATGACATGATTGATATAATTTTTTTTCTTTTCTTGATGCTACGCCGATACGTGAAAGTGTCTCTCTGACCTTAAGGAAATCGTCAGGTTGTTTTAGAGTCACTTCCAACATTTGCTCTCTTGACCATTTAACGTTTTCCATGTTTACCACCTTTATTCAACTTTTCTTTTATTTGTTTTATTTGTTCATCGTTTAATATGTTAAGAGCAGATTTTCCTTTTTCATTATTATAACCATAATACTCTTTTACATACTCTAAATTTTTGGACTTGCTTGACCTCATCCAAGGTGCAAACCTTCTACGTGTCCTTAAACTATTTAGTAAAAAATCATACTGAAGTTTCTTGTCTAGATGATGATTACGATTCATTTCATTTACTAACATGACCGTATCATTAAAAGGTGCTAGGCATTTATTAACAACATATGCTGGATACTTTTTTTCCCATGTGACATCACCACTATCCATAAGATTATTTTTTTCATAGTTTATACTATTAAGATATTCTTTCAATTCATACATAATTTAATCCTTAGTTATATACTATCTTACTATTGATAATATTTTTTATATATTCGCCACCATCTAAATTAATATCTGGTATGTCTTGTTCTTTTATTTTATTTGTTTGTCTGATACCTTCAACAAGCATGTCGGCATCTAAATCATTATTTGTTAACCAATGGCAACCACCAGCTTTAGAATATGCATCTGCTCTAAAAGGTTCCTCAGTTGCAATGATATTATTATTAACATCATACATTTCAGACGAAGTAGCTTCATTTGGTGTAACTAATGCTGGTGTTTTAGTTATATTTAAATCTGTAAAAGTCATATATCCTAACATTGTAAAAGCCATTTTATGTATTGATAGATAATCTCTAAATTCATTTACACTAGGTCTTTCAATTAAATGTATGCCTCTATTCTCTGCCATAATTCTAATATCTTTTGGTGTCTTTGGTCCAACTATAAATGACATCTTTTGCCACATCATCTTTTCTTTAACTTGTAAAAACAATCTTTGATAATGATGAGTTAGTTCATACCAATCACCACCTGATACTAATATGCCATCTCTTTTATCTATACTAGGTTTTTTATATGGAAGTGTAACATAACCTGTATTATGTATTTCACAATCTATCATTGGTGTTTCATGTAATTGTAAAGTTGCATCTATAAAATTATCGTCACCTGCAAAAAATATGCCATCGTAAAATTCATTAAGTCTTTCAGTATAGAAATACATATCCTCTGGTTTAATCCAAGGTATGTCTCTATCTAAAGAATATATTCTTTTACCTGCTTCTTTTGCATGTTCTAATATATCAAGTATACCGCCATGTTCCCATAGTTCACCTCTTTGCTCTGTCCAAAAGGGGTCCCAACCATATCGACCAAAAGGATAACCCTCTGTAATAACTACATCTGGGTCATACTCTCTATAGTCTTGATATAGATCGTTATACTCTTTATCTTTACCAAAGAAGTCTATTGATTTTGATTTACCTGTAAAAGGTCGAGTTATGATAACTCTATCATTTAAATATTCGCCTAATGCGTTTGCTCTACTGATATGTCCATGACCAGTATTACTTTGTACTAATATCAAACTCTTCATAACCAAACTTTTTATAGACAGGCAACTTATGAATATCTGGGTAGTAATCCCAATCTTTTTTCATAGGTTTTACGTCTTTCACTTTCTCAAAATTTTTTAATCCTATTTTTGCTTTGTGTGGTGTCATATAATAATGATAACCAAACACATCTATATGTTGTTCATTCCATGGCACACTTGATCTTGTTCTACCATCGTAACACATTAACCTTAATAAATCAGCATCTTCTTTATTATCTAAAAGTATCATGCCACCTCTGTCTGTACTTAAATGTTTTCTATAAAAAAAACTTAAACACATTCTGGTGCCAGGTTCGTAACCATTCTTTTTCCAATACACAGCTGCATCAATAGTTTCTTTTGTTAGATAATAATACTCATGCCAATGCACATCACCCCATTGAAACTTCCAACCATTTTTAATTAGCATGTTTGGAACTGAAACGTATGTGTGAAATGGAACTTTGATAGCACGAACTTCTTTACCTTGCTTTTGTTTTTCTAATCTTAAGCAAAGCTCTAAAGCATTTGTGCAACAATCTGTGGCAACCGCATATGGAGCACCAAAGAATTCTGCGACTTTGTTTTCAAACTCTGTGACGACATGCCACTCGTTTTTTTGCATCATAGACTCATTATTTATCTTATTTAAACTTTACTTGAGACATTAATTCAGTCATACAAGCCAACATGTTTATTTCTTGATCTGCTACAAATGCAGATTTGTATTGATAATCTGCAATAATAACAACTGCATGTGGTATTGTGCTATGGTCTAAATTGTCATATAAAGAATTATAAATTGTTCTAAAAATTCTTGATGGGTCATTATCTAAATTATTAACAATCCATTTACGAACATTGGTAAACTCTTTTGCTTTTAAAAAACCTGTAAGCTCTTTTATGTTTTCGCTTGAAAGATTTACAAGTATACCTGCATCTATTTGACCAGAAGAAGAATATCTTTGTAATTCATTTAAACATCTTCGCCAATCGGGAAAATACTTATTAATTAATTCAGCAATAGCTTTAGGTTCAAACTTAATTTGTTCTTTGTTAAGAATATCTTGTACTCTTTCAAAGAATAATTTAGCAAGTTTTATTCTTTCACCGTTTCTTATTGTAAAATCAATATTAGAACATCTAGATTGTAAAGGTTCAATTAATCTATTCTTATAATTACATGTTAATATAAAACCACAGTTCTTATGAAACTCTTCCATAAATCCACGTAAGGCAGGCTGAGTTGATTGAGGATTAAGATAATCTGCCTCGTCTAGTATAATATACTTTCTACCACCTTCTAGCGATACAGTTGATGCAAAGTTTTTAATTTTAGTTCTTAGTACATCAATACCAGATTCCTCTGAACCATTAATTAACATCCACGTAGAACCAATCTCTTCTACCATTGCTTTTGCAATAGTAGTTTTGCCAGTTCCAGCAGACCCAGATAATATAAGATTAGGTATATGTTGATCTTTTACAAACTCTGTAAAAGTTTTCTTTAGTTCAGTAGATAATATACATTCATCTACTGTCTTTGGTCGATACTTCTCGACCCATAGAAATGTTTCCATAATTACGCCTCATATGTTGATTCAGGTTCTAATGCAATCCAATATTCAATATTCTTAGCAGAGTTTTTAAAATTACTGATATTTTTTGACGATATTGTAATGTCATATGTACCAGGTAATAATTTCATATTCTCTACTTTAAAAAAGAACTTAAATGATTTTGCGTTAGAAGAACAATCTACATCTATTGCATAATTATTAGCAGTATTATTTTTTTTATCACATACAGTTAAAGCACATCCATTGTCAGTTTTTTCAAGAACCATATCGGGTGCTTGAACGACACTAGCTGCTCTTTTTAGTTTTTCTATATCTTCACTTGACAAAGTAAGTTTAACATCCTCACTTGGCATTGTAATCATCTTACTAGGACTTGTTACAACACTAGGGTCAGAATACCAATATTTAAGAGTTGCTTTTGAACCCTCATCTTTCATTGTCATGTATTGATCTTGAAAATCAAGAACTGGTTGAGTAAATAGTGATAGTGATGATAAGAATTCATTCAAATCATATATCGCTACTTCTTTAGGAAATGTCTCAACAACATCTGCTTTTGCCACAATGTTTTTCATCGCTGACATTGTAGTAAGGGTATTGCCTTCTTTGATAACTAAATTTTGATTTATACTACCAAAGTTTTTAAGAACCCCAATGGTCTCGTTGCTCAATTTCATTATTCACTTCTCCATTATCTAAATTATGTAATGCCATTATACCATAATGTATTACTTTAAGCAAGTCTTTTCTATTCTTGCCATCTTTTTTGCCAAAACGCTGAGCGTATTTCATAATGTTGCCAATACAAAATCCCTCACCGTGTCCACTATCCATAATAAACTCTGTTGCTTGAAATTTATTTTTAGAATAATGCTGTTTATAGGTACTGTCGATATATTCTTTTAATTCTTTTAAAATTTTATCTTCACTATACCTGTAAATACTATCACTCATAATCAACACCTATTTCTATAACAGGTGATTTTTCTAGATAATCATCTGTAGGTGTTTTATTAAATGTTACATAACTAGGATATATTATTAATACACCTGGTTCTGTAGTTACGTCTTCATTATTAGAAGGTCTTAATGGATGATCTTTTATATCATCTGCCCATTTTAAATTAAATAAACCACCACCATCTGTAAAAAATAATGCTTTTAATTTATGATCATAGATATTATTAGGATTATTTTGATATAACCTAAAATCTATTTTCAATTGTTTTTCTAATGTGTAAGTTTTTTTCAAAAATGTTTTAGCAATTTGTTTAAAAATGTTTTCTAAATTATTTCTAAATTCATCTGTAGGATTATCAATACCATCTATTACTTCTTCTAATATTTCACTAGGAAATTCTACACGCATCATAGGTGCAGATATTTTATTTCTTAATTCTATACCAAGACCTTTATTAGTCTCTTCATGTTTCTTTTTTAATTCTTGTTCTTTATCAAACTTGGCAGACTCTTCTTTATTAAGTTTAGCTTGTCCACCATCTTTTAAACCACCTGGTTCTAAATCAAATACTTTTACCATAATTTAAATCTCTCTAATTTTTCTAATAGTTTTTTTATAGGTTTATATACTGTCCATATCTCATCAATATGTCTATCAAGTTTTTTATCTAACTTGTCTAACTTTTTTTCTATAGATGTAAGTTGTTTTCTAGTTTCTGAATCAACTTCTTGACGACCATGTATTTTCATAATATATTAAGCTCAAGATACAACAAAAGAGGGGTCGTTGTCAACCCCTCTTTTATCTTTTTTAGGTTATATTACTTAACAGTAATTTGTTTTAATTTCATTGCCTCTGGTATAATTTTTTCCATAGACACTTTTAAAAGACCGTCTTTTAATTCAGCCCCATTTACTTTTACATCTTTTGCAATTGTAAATTGTTTTTTAAAGTATCTTTTAGATATACCTTTATACAATGCACCATCATTATCTTCAACTTCTTTTTCGTCTTTTGTTTTGATAGACTCGATGGTTAATATACCATTCTCTACTTCAACTGATATATCTTTTTTGTTGAAACCAGCTAGTGCGATTTCTACATTGTAACTATTCTTATCAGTTTTTACTATATTGTATGGTGGATAGTTATTTGGTGCCATACTTACCATTGAATCGAAATGATCGAACATGTCGTCAAATCCTATTGAGAATGGTCTTAATTGATTGAATATGCTTAGATTGGTCATGATTGATACCTCCTTATATTAAGCAAAGTTTAATTTTGACACCTCTTATGAGCATGTCATTATTATTTATATAGGGATTGACCTTCAAAAGTCAACCCCTAAAATAAATTTTTTAGATAGTAGCGACAGCGTCCTCATCCTCTGGCTCTTTCTCATCTTCCTCAACTTGAGTTTGAGAATCAGAGTTTAAAGAATCAACTGTAACTCCAGCATCAATCTTAGTATAAAGATTTAAGAATGACTCTTTAGTGTCATCATCAAATCTAGCAACACATAACTCGATTGCTTTCATTTTATCACCAAAGATAGAAAATGCTTTAACAATGTGGTCAAGTCTTCTAGTAGATATAATCTCATCTACACCACCATCGTAAAAAGTTTTTCTGATAACCTCTGCCCAAGTACATAAGTTGGCAGCGAACTTCTTATCAGACTTACCATACTTATCCATAGACCCAAGTATAATCTTCTCTTCGGTCTTTTTAGCAGCATAAGGTTGTTCAATTGTGATAGCAAATCTTTCTAAAAATGCTTCGTTCAAAACATTCGTACCGATAAATCTACCATCCTCAGAACCTTTACCTTTGGTATTTGCTGTTGCAAGAATATTAAATCCAGCTTTTGGCGTAATCCATTTGTTTACTTTTTTAAGATAAACACCTTTACCCTCAAGAACTGGTTGTAAACACATTAACTTGTTTGAACCTAAGTCACACTCGTCAAGCAACAAAGTACAACCCTTTTCCATTGCTTCGACCACTGGGCCAGGAACAAATTTAGTTTCACCATTTACAAGTCTGAAACCACCTAACAAATCATCTTCATCAGTTTCAATTGTAATATTGACTCTGATTAAATCTTTTTTGTTAGCAGCATGAACTTGTTCTACCATAAGAGTTTTACCATTACCAGATAGACCAGTAACAAAAACTGGGTAAAACATGCCAGACTTAACAATCTGATTGATTGTAGAGTAATGACCCCAAGGTACAAATCCTTTAAACATTGAAGGTACTAAACTTTCAGAACCAGAATTTGTAGCGATTAAGTTAACTGACATTGCATTATCAGTATTATTAGAAACAGTTGAACTGATTTGTTTAATTTCAACATCATCTTGTTCAGCTGTGTCACTTGTCGGTAATTGATATTTACCGTGACCTACTTTGTAAGCAGGTTTCTTAAACCAACTAGGATTAGAAAATCCTATTGATTTAGCGAACTCATTGATCTCGTTCCTAGAAACGATAGCACCAACACCGAAGTGTTTTGACGCTTTATCAACAAACGCTTGTTTATTGGGTGTTAACATAATATAACCTCTCTTGTTGTTGTTTTTATCACCTTATACATTAATTCTATCATAATATAGTGTTTATTGTCAACCATATAACCATATCAATAAAGCTAGTAATATCAATCATTTACGCCACCATATCTATGAATTTGTTAAGTAATTGTCTATTTAAAGTCTTAGAACCACTTGCTTTTTTGAATGCTTTTAGTATTTGATTCGATTTTGCATTTGGCACTATATCTAGTATTTCATCTTCACCTTGATCTATAGGACCTCTTGGTAAGATATAATACTCATCATAACCTTGAGACTTACATACTAATACTTTTTCTTTTCTTAATTGTTTTTGTGCATCTAAAATCTTTTGTTCATCTGAACCTCTAGACCAACCCATTTTTCTGCAAATAGTATCAACGTTAACTCTACCATGTCTACCTCTACCCTCAATAAAGAAACCTGTAATATTAAGACCAGGAACTTGTTTTTTAAGCATACTCAATAAAGCTGTAGTTTGTTGATTTCTGTAATAACTTTCATGATTTTGAAGTAATTTGATACCTCTTGTTTTATCTGAATAAACAATGTGATTATCATAAGGAACATCAACTTGACCAAATACTTCGTTATCATTCCAATCTTTTTTGTAATCAAAATAATATCTAGCAGCATGACTATCACCATCAGTTAAAAATATTAAGTTTGTTTTTTGAACTCTAGTTTGCATTTGAAAGTTTTCAATAACTTGAGCTGCACAAGCGATAGCATGATTAAGTGGTGTACCACCTAAATTATATTTGTCATGAACATAAGAGACATAAGATAAATCCATACGATTATCATGTCTGTAATTCCATTGACAAGACATTCTAATACAGTTTTTAATTTGCTCTTCTTGTTCTGCTTTAGTCATATTAGAACTAAACAATTCTATTAGTTTAACATTCTCTAAATCCATATCACCAACTTTTTGTTGTTGACTCTGATTAACTGATTCACCTTCATATACATTACATCTATGTTCTCTATCAGAAAAAGCAAGAACTTGAAAAGGTATCTTTGTTCTATTACAAAACCAAATAAGATTGTATAATTGTTTTAGTGTAAAATCCATGTTGTCACTCATTGAACCAGACCAGTCAACATACATAATCATACCATGATTAGTTGCACCAGGTATAGTAGTCATTTTTGCAAACAAGTCATCATTGTATTTGTAAGTATGTAACTTACTCATATTAAGAACACCAGTTTTTGCAATAGTTGCTCTTTTATATAAATCTGCTTGTTTTTTCATTTCAAATTCTTTGACCATGTATGAAACTACTTTTTTATTATCATTAAGTATCTTAGTATATTCACTATGAATAAAATCGTTAGCACCTGAACTGTCATTTTTATAATGTTCTTTTAAATCTGACAATACAGTTTTGTATGATATAATTAAATTTTTAAGATTAACTTTTGGTATGTTAACATAACTTCTATCTCTTGCTTCGTGATCGTTATGATCATCCATTGCTGATTGATAAGCTGCATCTGTATGAGCAACTAAGTCACTTTTAATTCCTAGACCTGCACCGTCACCACCAACTTGACTTTGCGTATCAGAGTCTTTTTCTTCGTTATCATTTTTATCTTTAGATTTATCATCTGAACCTGAATCATTATTATCAGTATCTTGATTGTTCTCAGCATCCGTATGAGAATCAGAAGATGAAGACTCATTATTATCAGAGTCTTCGTCCTCTTGTTTAGGAGCATTATTAGGAACAATAATAGTTAATTCATCTTTTTTATCTTCCTTTGATTTCTTTTTGTGATAACCAGAAATCTCAATTGCAAGTTTAATTACATCATCTGGTGTTTTACATTTTGCAACTTTGTCAGCAAGTAATTTTTCTTTAGTGTTAAATCCTACATCAAGACCAGTCTTGAAGTAAATATTAATTTTGTCGATAACATTAAGTTTAGATAAATCTTTGTTTTTAACACCAAAGAAATCTCTATCTAATAATTCTTTGTAACCTTGAGTAAAGTTTTTTTGAGAACCAGGATATCTTTTTTGTATCATCGCTTCTATTCTAGCGTCTTCGATAACGTTAACTACAGAATGATCGATACCTTCTTTATGAATTTTTTTTAACATATCTAAAGGAGTCCAAAGTGAATGGCCAACTTCATGACATACAAACATGTCATACACATCGTTAGATATTTGATCTTTGAATATTGGTAAAACTAACTCTCTCTTTTTAACATCAAAAGAAGCAGTTCTAGTTTTTTTGTGAACTATTGAAATATCCTCTTCGGCAAGTAATTTTGCAATAGTTGATTTTTTGTTTTGCATATTAACCTCTCTCATACTCTTATAATGTATCAGGTAGGGGGTATATTGTCAAGGCGATAAAAAGCAAGTAAAATCAACGATTTTAGGGGGTAGTAGGGGCAGGGGTACCCCTTGAAATACCCGCTCAGCACGTTCTCAGCGCCTCTTTTTTTAAGGATTCGATGTTGATTCGGGGGTTATATCGTAAATGCAAGTAAATTGGATGCTATATGAGTATGTGCTTTTTCACTTGGGTGACCATCATCTTCCGATATCCACCATCCTTTTTTACCATACTCTTTATTCAATATATCTTGAATATTAAACCCTCCTATTTCAGATATACATGGCCACCCATAAAAATCTTTAATCTTATCCGTTAACATATGATTAATAATTTCTTTTGATAGCACAACTTTTGATTGTGTTTTAAAATCATTCGAAAAGTGTTTTATATGATTACCTGTAAGCAAAGGCATTGCTTGACAAAATGTGTAGTTAATAAAGTTATCTCTACATATAGATTGCATAGCATATATGTAATTTAAATTATTATTAATTATTTGTTTTAAATTAGGAAAGTCTTGACTTAAAAATTCATTGTAAAGTTTATTTGCTTTTTCATAGGTGTAATCGTAATCGTTAGTTGTAACACTTATTGTTTTCCAATCGGGTTGTGTAAGAAAGTCTTGTCTATCAAATGCAGTCCACATTATATAAACATGTTCTACTTTATTAAGATTGTTTTGTATTGCTTGTAAAGTATTATGAAATATTGCTCGATTACCATAACCTGCTTTCGCTGTATTAATGACTTCACATTTTTTTATCTCACCAAGTATTGTTGGCCATACTTTGAAATCATAATAACTTTTATCTGTATAACTACATCCACCTACTATAATCATGAATTAAACCATTTCTCTATGTCTTTTTTTAAATCTTTTAATTTTGATTTTCTGTTAATAAAATTATTGTAATTATATTCTAATATATCTAAATTATCTAACACCAACTTTTTTAAATTTTTTGTTCTTAGTTCTTTTACTAATTCTACAACAGCATTTATTCTATCGTCAAAATTGTAAATATTATCATATGACTCATCCCATAAATTATTAAATGTTTTATATCCTTGCTGTTTTAAAACTTTTAATGAGTATTGTGTTCCTACTAAAATAAATGGCATTTTTAACATTATTGCTTTATAAGTTTTTTCAGTTATATTAATACCGTTATTAGTATTATCAATACTATGACAAACACTCTCTGTTACAATATTAATACAGTTTTCTCTTGACCAATATGATAAGTCATTGTCTTTAGATGCAAACCCATTATCAATTCTTTGTTTAAATTTTACATCATAGACTAAATCATAAACTCCATTATTAATACTAGCATTAAAATCCTCTATCATTGGCATCACCTTATACATAAACATACTTTTAGATTTTGCAATAGTATTTGAATGTGATCTATTAAGACATAAAAATTTTTTAGGATTATCATCTAATACTTTTACTATTTCTGGTTGATTATGATTTTGTACATACTTTTCAAATATATCCCAATGGTAAGTTTTAATAACATTACTTTTGTATGGTTCACATAAAATATTGTACTTTGAGATAAGTATTTTACATTTATTAGGTTTTATCCCAGCTTCATTTAATAAAAGAGGATATGTATCAATCCAATTACCACCTGACAAATCAATTTCAGAATCATTAATTATATAAAAACATTTATCATTATTAATATCATCTTTTACTTTATCTGGTAATAACTTAAATTCATTGTTTTGTATAATATCATGACTATACTTTCTTACATTATCATAGTAAATATATTTTCCTTTAACTTTATCTAAAGTTGTTACAGGATAACCTAATTCTTTATGTAAAGGAATCCAATGATCGCTTACATCACTAAAAAGTCTGTTTTCTTTTTTTGAGTAAAAATTACGTAAAGATTTATTTTTGAATGCTATAATCATAAAGTTCTTTTGCTATCAACCTGTGTGCTTTTTCGTTAGGGTGTGTATCTTTGAATGATACTTTATAACCTGTTTCACCCATTGCTCTTTTTAAGAAACTTAAAACATTAAATCCACCAATCTCTGGTACTATCGGCCATCCCCAAAAATTATTCTCTTTAATTAAATCACTGGTCTTATGTTCTATTAATTTTATTGCGATTGCATTATCTCTTTTATGATTGTCATTTGTAAAATGAAATGCTGGTATTGGTTTGATTGCTTGTGCAAACGTATATGGTATGTTTAGATTTTCACATATGGATTGCATTGAATATATGTAATTTAAATTAGTATCTATAAGATTATCTAAGTTTGGGTATGCATGTTTAATAGTGCCAGAAAAATTAAAAGACTTTCTATACCACAATTGTGTTTTATCATATTCATCATTCTCAGCTCTAGGTATCATAGTGTCAAATCTTTTTGTTATCTTTGTTCTACTACCATCTGCTTGAGTTATGTGATATGAATAATCATTAAGTAAAAAATCTTGTCTTGCCCATTCTGACCACATTACATATACATGTTTTATATTATCTTTATTTTTTATTATTGCATCTAAAGTTTCATGATAGATTGCCATATTACCAAATCCACATCTAGCAGTATTAATAACTTCACAATCATATAGTTCACCTATAACTTCTGGCCACATTTTAAAATGTAAAGGTTTTGGTTTTGCTCTACTAGGATAGTTCTTATCTGTAAAACTACAACCACCAACTATTATTTTATCGGAATACTTTGACATTATATTTCTTTTCAAAACTTTCTGCATGAGTAACATTATTAACTATAGGTTTACCTCTTATGTTTAAGGATGTATTTAATAACATAGGACAACCTGTTTGACTATACCACTCTTCTAGTATAGGTCTTAATATACTTATATTATCTTTCTCAACACATTGAACTCTAGCGGTACCGTCAACGTGTGTGACTGATTTATAATCGTGTCTTGCTTTAGATACAAACTGCATATACCTATTCTTTCTACCAACAAAGTAATCATCAAAGTATTCTTCCAATATTGCTGGTGCGAAAGGTCTAAACTTTTGTCTTTGTTTAACTTCATTTACTGTATCTTTAATATCTAGTCTAGGGTCTGCTAATAAACTTCTATTACCTAATGCTCTTGGTCCAAACTCTGCTCTTCCGTTTGCAACTCCACAAAGTTTATGTTCTAGTAAATGTTTTACGATTTCTTTAGGGTTTAATTCTTTTATTATATTGTGACCTAAGTATGGGTGTCGCCATCTTATTTTTTTCTTTTCTATCAAAGCAGCTGCACCTAGACTTGAACCTGCATCACCAGGTGATGGCATAATCCAAACATTAAAACGATCTGGTATCTTACTATTTGCAACACAATTTAAAGCACAACCACCCATGATTACTATGTTATTATAGTCACAATATTTTAATAGTTCTAAAAACTTTGTTTCATATAAATTTTGTACACTAGCTGCTAAATCATTAGGGTGTGCTCGTGGAAATATTTTACCAACACCTCTATGATTATTTTTATGTAATAGATATTCTAAATCATACTTTGGTTCTCCAAATGCAGCCATACCCATTGTGATATATTCATCTTCGTTTGGTTTTAATCCTATTCTTCTTGTAATCGCTGAATACAATAATCCTAGTGAATATGGATAGTTCCATGTTTTTAATTTTATTAACTTATCATCTTTACCTTCCCATATTGATATTGTATTCCATTCACCTATTGCGTCTATGACCAAAACATTACATTCGTTAAATGGTGAAGTATAATAACCTGCAGCTGCATGGGTTTCATGATGACCAAAGTAATAGTCATATTTTCTATCAGGCCATTTCATTCTTTGACCTGCAAACAATCTTCTTGTATTTTTTAAAAATGGTTTTTCATAAAACGCAGTATTATCATAATGTAAAGGTAAAAGGTTAGGATTAAAGTTAGGGTCTCCTTTTATCTTTGAGTATCTTTCACAATGATTAGCATAAATTATTTCTCTTCCATTAATTACTGTAATAGCTGCATCATGAAATCCTGCTGATATTCCTACATTAATCATTTGTTTACCTTACAATTAAACTGACATATATCTATTGGGTCTTCAAAACTTTTTGGTAAATCTTTTTGAAACCAATCTTTGTGTGTAATATTTTTTATACTATCATTTTCTAAATTATATCTATCTTTGTTATCATGATACTTTGTCAATAGTTGATGTTTTGCTTTATTTGGTTTACCATATTGATCACTAGCAAGATAACAACAAGGCCAAACTTGACCATCTGGGTTTATCATAGTTTTAGTTGTGCCTTCCAAAAATTTACACTTTATCATCTGCAGCCTCTAGATATTCCTCTTCACCCTTTTCATTAATAAAATAAAATCTATTAGATTTATTATGATTAAATATATGAGTAGGATTTGAATTAGGGATAGAATTTTCAAATCTATCACTAGGATAAAACTCATGATTTGCTGAACCATATTTTTTTACTAAATCTAATATATCTTTTTTATATTCTTGATTGTGTTTAAATAATATTGTTTGAGATAATGCTTTTCCTTGAGTTTGTGAAAACATATACATATGATCTAAAGATTTTTTTAATGATGTGCCTCTTCTATACTTTTGATGCATTTCCTCTGTGGTGCCATCTATATCAAATATAATAGTAAGTCTCTCCCCACAATAAACACCTAAGTTCCAATAAAACTCTTCATTACGTAAACTACCATTTGTTGTTATTAGTACATTTGCTTTTGAATTATCAATAATATAGTGACATATTTTTTCTATGTCTTTTGCCATCATTGAGTCTCCCCAAGTGCTAGTAAACCCATACTCTTCTATATCATCTAAAGTTTCTTTTGGAAAATATTTTATAAATTTTTCTACTGGCCAAGATATAATTGGTAACCAATCAACAGCACCTAAACCATTTGGATTAGTTCTATCACATTGAGGACACCTAGCATTACAACGATTAGTTATCGCAATGTCAATTCTTTTTGATAAACTTTGACCTAAGTCTATCATCTCTTGAGGGTGTTGTAAAAAGTTTGGCATTATTCATCTTTAAAGTCATTATCAAAATCATCATTTTCATAAATGAAAACATCTTGATCTTTCTCTTTCTTTTTAAAATAAGATAAAAATGTTGACCAATATAGTCTAAGATATAACTTCCATTGTTTTATTGTTCTCATTATGCTATCCTTGAAAAGTTTTGTTGTTTTTCAAATTTAATACTGTTTCTAAACTTATCTACTAACTGATCTCCTTTGTGAGATATTACAAAAGTATTTTCATCGCCAAGAGTATTTAATATTCTTAAAAACTCATCTGTACCTTGACCATCTAAACTACTATCAAATATTTCATCTAGTATTAATAAGTTTGTGTTAACACTATTTTTCATTTTTGCTATTGCTCTCCATGTAAAGAGTAGCGCTAAATCGATACGCATTTTTTCACCTTCACTAAAAGAGGCATAATTAAACGTATCTCTAAATCTAGATTTAATTGTTTCATTAAAGTTTTCATCTAGATTAAAGTTTACGTAAAAATCCATTGACATAAGATATTTGTTAATTAATTGATTCATGATAGGTAAATATTGTTTTATAATTTTAGTTTTAATACCTGTATCATTCAACATATCTCTAGCTGCAAGTATGTAAGTTTTTTGATCTTTTAAATTACTTCTTTGATACTCAACTTTTTTGCAATCTGTTTTCATCTGATTTAATTTATCTATATCTTTTTCAGATACAGAACCACTTTCAAAATTTTCTATATCTTCTTTTAGTTTTCTATTATATTTTTGTAACTCTGCAACAGAACTATAAATCTCTGCTTGTCTTACTTCATTCTCACGTATGGTTTTTGTTATACCAGTTATTTCCTCTAAACGTTTATTTACAGTTAATAATTCTTCTTTTAATTTTATTGCACCATCAAGTATTTCTCTTGTTTTGATTTCTCTGTCTGCAATCATTTTTTCTTTGTGTGATTGTTGTATGTCTTGTTCACATGTAGGACACGAATCATTGTTCTTAAAAAACTCCATATCTTTTGCTAGTTGTTTATGTTTTTCTGTTAACGTAGCACGTATATTATTAAGTTTAGATAATTTGCTCTCTGTATGTGTCTTATCATTGATTTCACCTGTCAGATCATCGCTAGCAGTCTCTAAAAGGGCCTTTTCTTTCTCTCTATCTGTTAGTATAGTTTGATTAGATTGAAATAAGTCTTGTTTCTCTTTTATGATTTTATCTTTGTTCTTTTTCATATCATCAATATAATTTGTTTGCATAGCAATTTTTTCTACTGCCATCTCAAACTGATAATCCATATCTTTGATATCGTCTTGTATGTCTTTCAATTGATTTTTCAATACCATATTCATCAATGAAAATATTTTTATATCAAGTATCTCTTCAACTACTTCTCTTCTATGAACTGCCTTTAGTTGCATGAAAGGTATAAAGGTTGATGAACCTAATATTACAACTTGAGTAAAAGACCTAAAGTTTAATCTTAGTACAGTTTGTTCTAAATACTTTTGATAATCTCTAGCATTTGCCTCTTGATTTACCATAATACCATCACACCAAATTTCAAACTTGTTTGGTTTAATACCTCTAACTATTTTCCATTCTTTAGTTCCAATATTAAACTCTACTTCAACAACTGTTTCTCTATCATTAATAGTATTAACTAATTGTGATTTACTAATTACTCTAAATGGTTTTCCAAATAAACTAAAACACAATGCATCAAGTATTGTTGATTTACCTGAACCATTTTCACCTATGATTAGTGTTGTTGTTTGTCTATCTAATTGTACCTCTGTAAAATTATTACCAGTAGATAAAAAGTTTTTCCAACGTACTTTTGTAAAGTGTATCATGCTAACCAATTCCAAACTGCTCTTAATGACAAGAGCAAATACATACCTTCCATTAATGCTCTAGGTATGTCTTTATCTTTTATTGCAAATCTAATCCACATGCCACAAGATACACATGCTATCGCCCAACCCATCCATTGTGTATCAACATCTGCATTACTTAAAACAAAACAACCAGTCATTGCGATTAAAAATCCTAACCAACGTCCAGCATTCAAATCTTTATAATATCTTATTTTCATAATTCATTGCCCCAACTATCCCAACCTTTTCGTTCTCTTCTTGCAAATAACTCAACATAAGGACCATCTAATAATTGTTCTATCCTATCATATACTTCATCTGGCTTTCTACTATGTTCTTGTCTTTGGCTTATAATTAATTGTCTAACTGCTTTAGATAATCTTTTAGGTTTTCCTTTTGTTGCAAGTAAACACATCTCTGGGTTTGATCTAGTCCAATAACCTAAACCTGTAAACATACCTAAATCATTTTTGTTTTGCTTTGCCCAGGTAAATCCTACTGTTTTATATTTGAAACCCCACGCTTTAATAACTTCCAAAGCTTCTGGTAACATAGGGTCAACGCACCACATGAGTAAGACGCAATCATCTGCAGCCAAATCAGAAACACGTAAATTACAAATGTCAGAAATAGACATGCAAGAATAATGTTGGTTAGCATTACGGCCGTCACCTTTTGGACTATATGATTTAAAGTGCCAAGGGGGGTCTGCATATATTACCTTATAGTTAGATTTCCAAGTCTTGAGCTTCATTATATAATCCTCGCATAATACCTTTTAATCTATCTTTATCTAATTCTATATCTAGCTCATCGATATATTTGTTTAGTAAAGTTGTTGTATCTTCAGCATATTGTACTATATCATCTGATACACTATCAGCTTGCATATCAGAAAAGTCTTCTATTATTTTTACTTCATAAGCATTTGCTTTCATTAATCTATCAACAAATCTATCATATTGATATAAATCTTTTTTATTGACAACAATTAACTTAACAAATTTTTTAGCATATTTTGATACATCTTCATTTGCATAACTTTTGTCTGCATCATCATAATAAATTTTTTCATATATCCTTAGAGGATTTACTATTCTTTCTAGTTCTAAAGTTTCTGTATCAAATATGTGAAATCCTTTTGTATCATTAAAGTCATTCCAATATATCTCATACGGTGCTCCTAGATAGTATATTTGACCATCATCGTTCTTTGTATGAAAGTGACCAGAGAATACTGTATCAAACTTTCTAAATATTTCTTTTTCATAACCATTTTCATTTACTTGACCTTTGTGCATTTGAAAACCTTTTATTTCTAAATGCCCCATAGCAATCCTTGCTTTTGTTTCATCAATCATTCCCATAGAGTAAATATAATTTTGTGGATTAATCCATGGCAAAAATAAAATATCTAATCCACCAATATTAACGTCAGTTGCATCTTCATATAAATGAAACTTATTACTTTTGTCACCAATTAATTCTTTTAATGAGTTTACATCATTTGTATTCTTGTAATAGATATCATGATTACCAACTAAACAATGAAAGTCAATTTTTAAATGTTGTAAAGGAAATACAAATCTTTCTCTAAATTCTTTTGCAGTTTTAAAAGAAACATACTTACGTCTATCCATTAAGTCACCTAAATGAAAAACTGTTTTAATATTATGTTGTTCTAGATAAGGAAAAAAAATGCCTTCATAAAACTCATAAAAATAATCACTAAAGAATTGACTATCGTTTCTTGCACCGAAGTGCGTATCATTTATTATTGCTACTTTCATTAGGTAATGATATCTGTATTTGGTTTAATTAAACCCGTTTTCTTTTCTTCTATATCTCTTTTAATTTTCTTAGCAAGTTGAACTGTTTTAGGTGCTTTTAATTTTTCT